GATCCTAAAGGAAGATTAGAAAAGTTTCCGTCACCAAAAACTAAATCTATCTGGTCGTTTAATTTTGTAACAACATTATAAATGTCTCTTTCTGATTTTGCCAAAGAATTATATATAGCATTGTTGCCCGACAATGATGGAACTTTTGTCCACTGTTTTGTAAGTTGACCAAACTGGTCTAATTGATATAACCAAACATCAGTATTATTAATATTTGGAGTGTCTATTGAATAGATGTAATTTGTAATTGCAGAATCTACTGTAAATGATGTTTGTTGAATAGTCCCTTGTTTGAATAGAAAGAAAAACCCAGTGTTGTTCGAACTGTCTCCCGACCCGTCACTTCTGTAAGTGTATGTCAAACCTGTACCTTCTATAGGATTTGATTCATAAATCGTTTCTGAATCTTCGATCGTAGATGGTACTATTTCAAATCCTCTGCTTACTCCGCCAATGTTAGCACTAAAATTGAACATAGGTAAGTCTGCTTGGTTTGTACTTAAAGTATAAACTTCTGTGTTTATGCCGCCAACTTTTTTAGACTCTCTAGGATTTCCAAATAATTGTCCTGTTTGATTTGCCGCATTGAATATTGCAGTGAATTGTTCTCTATAATTTGAGTTGGCAGAATCATTCCAAATTATTGTGTTGTTTGCAAGATTAGTTCCAGAAGAATCTAAAACATCTTGTGTTGTAGAAATTGAACTAACCTTTAGTAAACCAGTCGCTGGTAAGTTCCTTCTTGCATTGTAATTAATTAATCTTGCTAATCTTAAAATTGAATTTCTTCTTTCTGCTGTTTCTAAAAAGTTTTCTCTAGCATTCAAATCAATTCTAAATGATAAAGCCTGAGCAATATAGGCAATCAAATCTAAAAGGGCAACATATTCAGAACTTTCAACATAATCATTAAAATCGTCTGGATAATTTTCCTTTAGATAATTGACCATTGTTCTACGAAGTGTTTCGAAATCGTAGGATTTAAAGTCTGCTTGTTGGAAAGATTGGTAAATTTTTTTCCAATCTTCTGCAACTAATAATCTATTTTGTCTATCTGTTGTGGCCATAATACTTTATAAATGATATTTATAGTATTAATTATGTGCGTACTTTAAGATAGGCGTAACAACGAGTTTTCATCGAAGTTGAATGATAGTTTTTCAGTGATGTTAAGTGGTACAAACGTGATAGATGCCTCTATTGCTATTCCTTTATCCGCTTCTCTGACCGTGATATCATTTGTAGATAAACGTGGATCAGCATTTAAATTGGCCGTTACATCTTCAATAATTGCATCTTTGAGTGCTTCTGTGAATGGTTCAAATATTGCATCGTAAATTATTGTGCCAAACTCTGGGTTTTCTACACGTTCTCCCTTACGCACTGATAAACGGTTTATGAGATCCTGCTTGGCTACTTCGAAATCGTAAATTTTAAAATTACGTTGCTCTGCTCTTGATGAAAATCCTTTGAAAACTATCTCTCCGGATTGTGCGTTATTTGATGAATTTGAATCGTATGCCATTTGTAATATTTATTAGTTGTTTTCTTCGATAATTTTTGACTGTTCAGACGCACTGAGACTTGCATAATTATCTTGACGTACTTTAAGATCTTTATAAAATTTGTCTTTTGCTTCACCTAAGTTTCCGCCAAACTCTCCATCTTTTGCATAAGTTTCTACTCCAAATTTTTCAAGGAGTTCATTACGCCTGTCATAAGATTCCTGTGTACCGCCATCCACGTTTAGTAAAGATTCAAGTTCCTCCCATTCGTTCAAGAAACGTCCTTTGTAGAATGGGTCATACTGATGATGTCCATTGAATTTATTTGGTCTAGCACCTCTGCTCCAAGGTTCGTGTGTGACGAACGCATATCCTGTTCCATCGGGCGTCGCTGATTTCTGTCTTTGTTTCACTGCCTTGAAATATTCTGCTTTTTTCTCTTTCATGTTTCCTACGCCATTCTGCTTATCCATAAAAGGTGTGACCACACCCAACTCTTTTATTAATTGTTGTGTTCTAAATCCTAAGTTAGATTGTATAATTTCCCCTTTGGAATTTTTCCCGTCGCCATTAGGACCTATCAATGCTTCTAGTTCCTCCCATGAATTGTCAAACTGTGTCCCTTTTATATCAGAGTTCTGTATACTTTGATAGTTGTCATTCAGTTGTCCAGAAAGATTTGGTTGCAAGTATCGTGGATCCACATTTTGAGTTTCTCCTGAAAATTTTCCTCTACCAATGCTGGTATCACGCACAGTAGTTCTGTTGTATAAAGTTTGCACTTGCCCTTCTATGATTGGTTCATTTGCTTCTATGTCAATTTCTCCATCCTTGGCAATAATTTGTATCTTGTCATGGTCAGGTTTCATCCATGACGGTCCCCATGTTTCACGTGCCGGCACAGAGTTGAAATGGACCTCAGATCCTGCTAGATCGATTCTGCCTTTTGCTCCGTGAAGTTGTGGCCCATCTGTGAATGACGTGATTCCATCTTTGGCATAATGCCTCACACTGCCTTTGTGAGATGCGTTCAATATTCCGGATTGGCCCATGGCATATATGTATTTTTCTGCATTCAATACAACGTCTTCTTCTGCTGTAAATTTTATTTTTTCTTTGGCGTGGAATTGTATGTTCTTGTCAGAGTGTAAATTAAAATCTCCTTCGGTCCTCAAATTAATTCCATCTTGTGCATAAATGCTCACTGTTCCAAAAGAGTCCATCTCGATGAATGCCTTTCCAGATCCATTGGCAATGTATACAACACCCTCTGTATCGTGCATCAACAACTGATGTCCCGATGCTGTTCTAATTCTTGTAAGTCTGTTTTCACCAGCCTCATCACCATCGTCCATTACGAAACTGTGTCCGATATCCCTATCCACCTGCAAAGGTGTTTGGTTCACACCGATGTTTAATTCTCTAGATTTTTCACTGATAGGTCCCGGCGTGTTCCAACCGAACACTCGGCTGGGTGTTTCCCTCCTTGCACTTGATGAGGTAGTTCCTCTGATTGTATCATCTATCAATCCTTGACTTTCTAATTGATCTGCTAGTTCGGTGTGTACAGGATACTCCCAATCATTCATTGTTAGGTTCGTTTCACCTTCGCCGTAACTTTTTTTATTTTTTTCCTGTACAGGCAAATAATTTGTGCCGTAATTTTTAAAGTTTGATCCGCCACCCCTCATCCTTTCTTGCTGGGTAAATTTGTTTGAATTATTGATGGTGTTTTCCGAGGCTCCGTGTCCAGGTACCATCTGATTCGTTAATGGCTCTTGTATACAACCCAACCAAAAAGCATTTTTTTGGCCTTTTTCTCCTTTGGCAAATATCACCAACACGTTGGTGTCTATGTCAGGTGGAATTGACCACATACCATATGACCTTTGCTGTGGTCCTTCTGCGGAATCTTTTGTGTTTGATTTGAAAGGCTTGGCGCCGTAGAAAGGCGACAAGTATTGGCACCATATTATCTGTGATGCATTGATGTCATGTCCGTCAGTTCTAGACAGTTCAGGAATCACCACTCCCAGTCTTCCCATTCTAAGTGGATCTATTGTGTTTTTTACCACTGCTACATATGGTCCCGAATCATTAGAACTACCTTTTTGTGAAAAGTTTTTAAGGTTGTCCTGTGTGTCTGAAAATCCTCCGCCTATTTTATAACTCATACTTTAATTTATCCTATGTGTTTATATGTCGTTTAGGTCTCCTATTTGCTCGTCATAATTACCTTTTTTAGTTTTCTCTTGTAATTTTTTCACTTTATCCACGACTTTTTTCTGAAGTTTTGATGCCGCGGCTCCCATATCAACATTGTCTGTATATGAGTCCATATTACGCCATCTATTAGCATTCTTTTCTCCACCTAATGTTTTTGTAGGTTTGGCATTTTCTTCCTTGTAATTTTTGGAAATGTGTTGCTCTATTACCTGTGCGGCACTTCCTTGCTGTTGATTCAATCTAACACAATACAATGTTTGTAAAAATTGCCCTTGTTGGAATTTTGAATCAACTTTCGTAACTTGATATATTCCTTTGAATGTATTTTCGATACTGCCACCTGATCCATAATGATATTCATAAGCACCAGTAAACCTGTCCTCTAAATCATCAGGTGGTCTTACAAAATTTAATTGTATTAATGGTTGGAAATTTTCTGCATTAAAACTGCCATATTTTTTGCTTATAACTCCAGCACCTAGTCCGTCTGCTCTTTTAGATCTGTCTTCGTGAATGGTTATGAATTGATCCTGACAAATGAACGCAGGATCTCCCAATATTTCTAATTCTATTTTTATCATATCAATTTCAGGATTGGTGATATAATCATAAAACTGCTGTGATTTGTTAGATCCAGTATTCAATGTGTTCTTACCCATTTGATTGGTTGGTTCTATCCTTATTTCAGAATCTTCAGAACCAAAAATTTTGACAAGGTTTTCTTCGAAATCTTGGTACTTCCCGTTGGACTTGTGTTCCTCTTTGAATGGTCTAACATTCCTTAGGTAGTAAGCAGTCTTGTAATTGATACGTAAATTTTGGACATCAACGTTTTCGCCTGTGTAGATATAATTGTATTGCTTTCTAACCCATTTGGACCAATCCATAAAACCTAAACTCACGCCCGGTGGAAAGAATTTTAGACAGTGTATTTTTTTTGGTATCGCTTTGAATACTACCCTTTTTGGACTCACTTTTCTAACATTATCGATGATGTCAGGGTTTGGTGTGAACACTGTCACTTTTATTTCAAACCAAGGTATCCACTGATTGTCTTTTGCTTTTTCTCTGAATTCTTTACTGTTGTAAAATTTCATTAGATCGTTATAAGATGTTTCTGCCGCTTTAGAGTCTGAAGTAGTGCCGGGTCTGACTACAGAACTTCTCGTCATTTGCAAATGCCAGTATTGCCAAAATCTATCCGCGATAGCAGAATATCCCTCGCCTGTCCTAATAGCGTCTTCAAAATATTTTACTAGACTTGTCTGTCCGTCTACCTGAGCATCAGCCAACTTTATTATAGGTGTGGTGTCGATTTTTGTTTTCTCACCTGCAACATAGTTGTTCCAAAATTTTGTGAAAAGGCTTGCGTTTGATTCTGCTGTGGTGATTTGTAGGTCTCTGGCATATACGGCCCTCTTGGCAACTTCAGATGACACGACGAATTCATATGTATCTTTGTACTGCCTCACGCCCTCGTCTATTTCTTTTTGTTGATCTTCATCTAATTGTTTTGTTACTTCCTGAATCCATTCTCCCACGCTACTCACACTAGTGGTGATCTGTGTACGTGGAAACTTAAATCTATCATCATGTGCTAGATCACCAAACGGCACTGCAACCACTTGATATTTTGCTCCCGCCTGGTCTAGATCGAATTCAACTCTCACAATCAGTATCGGAATTTTCCTTACGTAGTTTTTGTCTTCACTGGTGATTGGTCTTCCTTGTTCATCTGTGCCTTTGAATTCCATTGTTAACAACAATGGTGCGTCTTGAAAATCCCTGTATCCATTTATGAAGGTTGTCGCTTTGACTTTTTCAACGAAAGATACACCAAAAGGTTCAACTAATTCAAAATTCATTTTTGTAATATTTGCCAGTCCCCTATCCGAATTGGGGCCAACGGTGCTTAACATATTAAAGTTCTCAAAAAATAAATCTAAACCCTTAGATAATATGTTCACAGATTTTTTTGGATCATATTTCTCATTGTACTTCGCCCCGGTCCTTTGTTCGTTCCAAATTCTCTCTTTTGTCAATTTGTCCATTTCGCTTTTATATTGGCCATCACTTAATTTTGGATCTCCGATTCCACCCGTTCTTGCAATAATATCATGCACTGGATTGGATAGATATGCATGGCTTTTTAATTCATCCTCAGATATTCCACTTAATGTAAAAATTGTGTTGTAGGTAGCAAATTTATGAAGCACATTTTCCTGCAAACCAAGTTCATTGTCTGAAGTGGTCTCTTTTTCCTGCACAACTCCAAAATTTGATGCATCCAATCCCTCATAATCATTTAGATTGACGTTGCCAATCACTCCGTCATAATCATTATTGTTGAGATGGTCTATTTTTGGACGCTTGGGAACATCATGAATGTTTGTAGTAACATAATTCTTGACTTTCTTGGATGATCTTTTTGTTGCTTCGGCTTTAGCTCTTTGATAATAATCTTTTCCAGCCATTTTATACTCCTAAATCTTTAGAAATATTATCCGCCTTCGGCAATTGGATGGTCACTCCGGGTTTAAAGTCATATATTGGATCTTCTATTTGATCCGGATTTCTCTGAGCGAACACCCACCAAAG